ATCACTCCAGGTAGGGCTGGAGTGTACCCACACCATCGGTAGTTGGAACCAAGTGGCACTCTTAATCGTTTGAGGGGGGTTTGACACGAAAAGCGGGGCTAAACCCTGTGGAATGACACGATTTCGCGTGCAATGACAGGGACAGGGACAGGACAGGCAATCGCCCCCGAATCCCACCAGCTCGGGAGCCACACTGGCTGTAGGAGGAGGCCCGGGGACGACGGCCCGTTAATCCCCGGACCCACCTACTTGGGCTTGGTTACTGCTTGCGGCGCAGCTTGCTCGCGACACCCACCAGGCCCGTGCCCAGGAGCAGCATCGTCGCCGGCTCGGGGACCGCTGGGACGTCGCACGGCGGCAGCACGCAGAAGGGCGTGGGCGTCGGCACCGTGCCCCGGCTGCCCATCGCGAACTCCTCGAAGCTGCCCTGGGCACTCGGGTCCAGGCCCATCAGCGCGTAGAGGTAGAAGTAGGCATCGCCATCCAGCACGCCTGAGGTCGGCACGTAGAAATACAAGTCAGCCTGCCCGTTGCCGTTGCCGAAGAGGTCGTAGTCCAGGATGACCTTGTTGTCGCCGCCCGCGTCCAGGTCGTAGAAGGGCGTGTCCGGGCAGCCATTCGCCTGGACCTCATCGACCGTGCCCGTGCAGAGCTGCAGCTCGTCGAGACTGATCTGGCTGGTCGGCGGCGGCTCACCCAGGTCGAGAATGAACTCGAACCAGGTCGTGCCCTGGAAGAGCACCACGTTGGTCATCGTGTTGACCAGCACCTCGTGCGTCCAGGTCCCGCCCACCTCGTCGTTGAGGAAGTCCTGGGAGTCGGCCCCGGTGTTGTGGCCGTCCTCGGTCGGGCTGTTGTGGATGCGCAGGAAGGGCTCGAGCACGCCGGTGCCCGTGGGGGCCAGCTCGCTCGTGATCCAGATCGCGCCGCCATAGAGCTGCGCGCAGCCCAGTGAACAATCAAGCGGCACAGCCTGGGCAGGACTGGGCAGCAGCAGTACACACACCGCCGCAACGAGGAGCAATACACGCTTCATAGGTAGCCTCCGACTAATTGAGAGTGAACCGGGGGAAGGGCCGAACGCTGCGGACAATACCACAGTAGACCTATGGTCGTACAGCCCTCAGACCGGGTCGAAGTCGTGGATCGTGTTGCCCGGGTCGAGGCCGTAGGGGTCGCCGTCATGCACCGTACTCACCCGACCGCGTGCCGCCCGCACCTCGCGCGCCGGCTGGTCAGGCACCGCGAAGGTCAGCGACAGCGCATCCGCCAGGTCGGGCGAGCGCCCCAGGCGCTTCTTGATCTGCTCCTTCTCCTCGAGCACGAACTTGCCCGCGAGGAACGTGTAGGTGGGCGTCGTCAGCTCGGCCACCAGCTCGCGGATCGGCGGCATCGCCCCGCCGGCCTTCACCCACTTCGCCATCTCGAGCCAGCACTCGGCTCTGCGGTTCTTGTAGCGCAGGTTGAGCCCAGGGTCACTGACCACGACCGGGATCGCCGGGTAGCCGGCCGTCGAGAGGTTGTCGTAGACCCCATGCCCCCAGTGCCCCGTGTCGTCGATGTAGGTGATGACCTCGTCGAACGGCGTCCGCGTCCACTTGGTGATCGACATCGCCACGCGCGCCGCGATCGCCACCGTGTTCTGCTGCCGCATGATCACCGGCCGGAAGCTCGCCGCGCCCTGGCGGGGGAACAGCACCGTCCGATCGTCACCGAAGCGCGCCACGTCCACCCCGATGCGCTTCTGGCTCCAGTCATAGCTCGGCTTCAGCAGATGCCGCTTCATGGCCGCCTCGACATCCTCGATGCCCAGCAGGCTGTTGATGCTGGCCGGCGGGAACTCGCCCAGGATGTAGCTCTTGACCCAGGGGTTCTCGCGGCCGTAGGTCTGGATCTGCTCGAGCGCCCACTTCAGCGGCTCAGTGCCCACGCGCGGGGAATGCACCCAGGCCTTGGGATCGTCCGGGTCTCCGGTGATGCGCACCACTTGCCAGAGGTGCCGCAGCGTGTTCGCCGCCGCGTAGAGCATGCCCTCCAGGCTGATGGGGTTGCCGGCCTGCAGGATCTTGCCGAAGAAGCACGTCGCCAGCGCCTGCTCGGCCGCGCGCAACACCGTGGTGGGAATCGCGCCGCTCTCGTCGATTAGTGCGAGCACATACTTAGCGTGCAGGCCGCTGAGTGTCTTGCCCTGCTCATCGGCATTCGCGCTCTTCGGCCACGCGCGTGCGCTGAGGAACCAGTCCTCCTGGTGGTCGTTGGCGAAGATGCGATTCGCCGTCCACGTAAAGCCGCTGCGCAGAATCTCGCTGCGGCCCTGCCACTTCGCGAACTCGGCCCACAGGTTGTCCTTGAGGTTTTCCTTGCTGATGCTGACCGCTGCGCCCTTGGGATGCTCGCCGGGGGAGCCCATGCAGAGCAGGAACCACCAGCCGCACCAGGCCTCGAGGGCGGTCTTGCCTGGACCCGCGCAGGCCTGCAGGCTGATGCGACGGTCCTCGAGGCGTGGACTGGCGAAGAGCAGCAGCGCCTCTTCCTGCCAGGCGTCTGGCGTGGCGTGCAGCTCCTCGGAGACAAACTGAAGAATGCCGCGTCCCTCGCGCCAGCGTTTGATGCGCAGGCTGGCGGGGCTCATCTCACTTGGGCACAGCGACGTCGATGCCAGCCAGGCGCAGCAGATAGATCACCACGATCAACAGCGCCACCAGGCGAATGATGATCTTAAAGGGCGGGGACATCGGGATGTAATTCTCGACCACGTAGAGCAGCACGCCGATGACGATCAGAACGATCAACAGGCTAATCATTTGCTGCGCCTCCAATGACCATGTAACTCTCGGCCTCGAGCATCGCGGCCTCGTGCGTCAGCGGGCCGGCTACTGAGCGCCAGCTCGCATCGCCGCGTCCCCAGACATAGACGAACCAGTGATCATCCACCTCGCCGATCGCCACGCGCAGGTTGGTGTCCGCGTGCGTGCCGAGCACCTCGAAGCTGTTGGTGTCGTCCATCTATTCGTCCTTCCAGCTCTCGCCGAGAATCTCCTCGAGCGTGCGCGTCGTGTGGATCATCTTCAGCGAGTGGCGGCCGTGGCACTTGTTCAGCTCGCGCGCCGCAGCCACGCGCGCGTAGATGTCGAGCTTCCCGTCACGCATGATGCCGCTGAGGATTTCATCGCGCTCCTCGAAGCTGGCGATCAGGGGCTTCGCGGACTCATCAACGCGCGCCGCAATGGCTCCCTTCACTTCAGCCCGTTTCAGCAGTCGGTGGGCCTGGGTGCCGAGCGTGGGGGCATTGCCTTTGTAGCCGGCCAGGCGGGCGGCCTGCGTGCCGTTGCTCTTGGCGGGGCCCACATAGGCCACCACGAAGGCCTTCTCTCTGGGACTGAGCTTGTCGCCGTTGCCGTTGGTGCTCATTGGGGCCTTTGGCTGCGGTACTCCCGGTGATCATCCACCGCATCGCGGGCGGTGTCGGCCCGCAGCGCGGTAATGGTGAAGCCGCACTGGCAGGTAATACGGCCGTGGAGGTGCGCGCCGTTGCGGATAATCGGATCGATCGCTACGACCGCGTGCCCGGGCACAAACCGGACCCACAGCTCCTCCTCGAGGGACGCAATCATACTGAGCTGGTCGCTCCGGCTCATGTGGGCTCGTGGACCTGGATGATCGGCGTCTTGGTATAGCGCCAGTGGACCAGGAGGTGGGCCCAGCAGGCATCATCCGATCGGCCGGAGACCACGAAGCCGCAGCCGCAGACCATCACCATGAGGCCATCGTCACTGGCTGCCGCCAGGCGGAGCTGACACTTGGGCCCGGTCATCACTCACGCTCGAAGACCGAGAAGCAGCGCATTTTGTTGTTGAAGCCCACGACCACCCCCACACAGGCGACAAAGCGTACACCCGTCCGGGGCGGTTGCGGTAATACGTAGTGCAGCATGCCCACCCGGCCGCCGGGCTCCACGGCCTCCAGGCAGTTGCGGAGCAGGAGGGAAGCCCCAGGTAAGGGGGCGCGCTGGTTGTTGTACTGGGCGGCGTCCAGGGCCGTGTACGGGGGGTCGGCAAGAATC